CGAAGAAAAGGCTACACAACTCCCAAAACCATCTGGCTACCGCATCCTTTGCGCTATTCCAGAAGTTGAAAAAGAGTACGACAGCGGGATTATTAAAGCTGACACTACGATTCACCACGAAGAAGTTTTGACCACAGTTCTATTCGTTGTAGATATGGGTTCAGATTGCTATCAGGATAAGGCTCGCTTTCCTAATGGCCCATGGTGCAAACAAGGTGATTTTATTTTAGTAAGACCAAATGCTGGTTCACGTCTAGTAATTCATGGCCGAGAATTCAGAATCATTAACGATGACAACGTAGAAGCCGTGGTGGACGATCCGCGCGGAATCAAACGTAAATAAGGAGTATTACGATGGATAAAGAAGAATTTAAGTTCCCTGATGAAGTTGATGAAGGGAAAACAGTTGATCAGATTAATCAAGATGCTGAAGATGAAGGCAAGCTTGAGATTGAAATTGAAGACGACACCCCCCAGGAAGACCGTGGACGTAAAGCTTCAGAGCCTGATTTTGTAAAAAAGCTTGAGACAGACGAACTAGACGAATACTCAGAATCTGCAAAAAAGAAGATTAATGAGTTTAAGAAGGTTTGGAATGATGAGCGCCGCGCTAAGGAATCTGCGTTGCGTGAACAGCAAGAAGCTATCTCATTGGCTCAAAAGGTTATTGAAGAGAACAAAAAGCTTAAGACACGCTTATCTGCTGGGGATGAGGCGTTGGTTAGCTCCTTTAAAGAGACCGCTGACCGTGAGCTAGATATGGCTCGCAAAGAATACAGAGAGGCTTATGACTCTGGTGATACAGATAAATTGCTAGAAGCTCAGGAAAAAATGACTGATGCTAAGCTAAAACTTCAACGAGTAAACAGCTTTGTTCCACAAAAAGCTTTACAAGAAGAAGAATTTGATGTAAAAATCCCACAAACAGCACAGCAAAGGCCACAGCCCGACACTAAAGCTAGATCATGGCAAGAAAATAATACATGGTTTGGTCAAGATGATGAGATGACGAGTCTTGCTCTTGGACTGCACGAAAAGCTAGTCAAAGAGAACGGAATGGCTTATGCTACGACTGATGAGTATTACAAACGTATTGACGCGACAATGCGTAAACGTTTCCCAGAGAACTTCGGCGAAGAAGAACAACAGGAAACAACCCAACGAGTAAACAAGCCTAGTAATGTGGTAGCACCTGCGACACGTAGCACATCTTCGAAAAAGATTAAGCTAAAGGCGTCTCAAGTACAGCTTGCCAAGAAACTAGGATTAACTCCGGAGCAATATGCTGCGGAATTTGCGAAGACAGGAGCTTAATATGACTGCATCAAACCGAGTACAAAGAGAGATTCAAACCCGCGCTACAACTGAGCGTCCTAAACAGTGGATGCCAGCTGAATTGTTGCCCGAACCCGACAAACAGCCAGGATTTGCATATCGCTGGATTCGTGTTTCTACACTGAATAACGCTGACCCGCGTAACATATCTGCGAAGATGAGAGAAGGCTGGGAGCCAGTTTCAGTAGAAGAGCAGCCTAAGTTTCAATTGTTAGTAGATCCCAATAGCCGTTTTAAAGACAGCATTGAGATTGGCGGATTATTATTGTGTAAGACTCCGAGTGAGTTTGTTCAACAGCGTAATGACCATTATGCTCAGCAAACAGAAGCTCAGACTCAAGCAATTGATAATAGTCTTATGAAGCAAAGTGATGCACGTATGCCTTTGTTCAATGAACGTAAGTCAACCGTATCATTTGGCAAAGGTAAATAACTTTATTAATTTTAAATAGGAGTTTTAAATGGCATATCCAACCATTAGCAAACCCTACGGTTTTCAACCAATCAATCGTGTAGACGGCATGCCTTATGCTGGCGCTATTCGTCAACTGTCTGTTACTCAGGCTGCGGCGATTTTTAACGGTGATTTAGTTGAATTAGACGTAGGTGGAGTAGTAGGTTCAGCATCTTCATTGACATCTGGCGCTAAGCTAGGTGTTCTTGTAGGTTGTGAATATACAAACTCGTCAGGTCAAACAGTTCAGGCTCAATACTACCCAGGTAATAGCGTAACTAACGCCGTTGCTTATGTAGTTGACGATCCTATGGCTGCGTTTAAAGTAGCGGTTACTACATCTGCGGGTGTTATCTCTACTGTTACTCGTGCAGCTATTGGTACTAACGTAACTGCTTTGGTAAACACACCGTCTGCAACAACTGGTAACTCAGCTCAATCTATTTTGAACACAAGCCCAGCTGCAACAGACACTTTCCCAATCCGTGTAATTGATGTTGTTCCAGACACAGCTGTGACTGGTACTACTTTCTGCGAAGTAATCGTTAAGATTAATTTGCATCAATACACAACAGCTCTCGGCAATGCCGTAGCTTAATAGGAGATAACTAAATGGCTATTTCACGCGCCCAACTCTTAAAAGAGCTACTACCCGGTTTGAACGCATTGTTCGGATTAGAGTACGCTCGTTATGGTGAGCAACATAAAGAAATCTACGAAACAGAAACTTCAGAGCGTAGCTTTGAAGAGGAAACAAAGTTGTCAGGTTTCTCAGCTGCTCCAGTTAAAAACGAAGGTTCATCAATTGCCTATGACAATGGTCAAGAAGCATGGACTGCACGTTACAACCATGAGACTATCGCTCAAGGCTTCAGCTTAACTGAAGAAGCTATTGAAGATAACTTGTATGACTCATTATCAGCTCGCTACACTAAGGCATTGGCTCGTTCAATGGCTTATACAAAGCAAGTTAAAGCTGCTAACGTATTGAATAACGGTTTCACTAACTCATCAGCTTTTTACGGTGGTGATGGCGTGCCTTTGTTCTCTACACAGCATCCACTAGTTTCTGGTGGTGTAAACAGCAACACTCCTTCTACTCAAGCTGACTTGAACGAAACATCATTGGAAAATGCTGTTATTCAAATCGCTGCTTGGACAGACGAGCGTGGTCTATTGATCGCTGCTAAACCTAAGAAATTGGTTGTTCCACCTGCACTACAGTTCGTTGCAACTCGCTTGCTAGAAACTGAATTGCGTGTTGGTACTGCTGATAACGACATCAACGCAATTAAGAACAACGGTTCTGTGGCTGAAGGCTACACAATCAATAACTTCTTAACTGATCCAAACGGTTGGTTCTTGACTACTGATGTTCCTAACGGTCTTAAGCACTTTGTGCGTACTCCGTTACAGAACAGCATGGACGGCGACTTCGATACTGGTAACGTTCGTTACAAGTCTCGTGAGCGTTATTCATTTGGCTGGTCAGATCCATTGGGTATGTTCGGTTCACAAGGCGCTTAATCCGCCGAGTGTAGAAAGAGGGGCCTTCGGGTCCCTTTTTTGTTTTAAAAATAGTTGCAACTTTTACAAAATAGAGTAAGATTACTGAAACCGGGTGAACCGGCTTATTAGACTGCCCCGGCAGACGCATACAAGACTAATAAGCTTAACTCTGTATGGAGAAATTTATTATGGCACGTACTACTTTTTCAGGGCCAGTGCGCTCTGGTTACAAAGGCGGAGACGCAAGCTCTAACCAGCCTCTTACTCCCACCACCGTTAATGCTGGTGAAGTTATCGAAGTTAACCAAGGCACCGGTGCTTACGGTTTCTATTCTAGAGTTGAACCAACTGTTGGTTTTGGATCTAGTACTTACCAAACTCCTGGTGAGGCTTATGGCATGTTTGGTCGCACACAAACCGGTGCTCCGTTTGCAACACTACCCTCAACCACCTTTAACCACATGGCTGGTGTCGTTGGTAACTTTGCGGTAATCGGTACCTACTCTAACAACGGCCTAATGGCTGGTGTAATGGGTATCATCAATACCAATACCTTGTCTGGTGATGCCGCTGTTATGGCGTTCATGGCTGGTGACTCTGGTGTGACAACTTGCCGTGCAGCATTTGGTGTTGCAATGGCTCAAACCACAGGCGGTTCTGGTTTTGATTATGGTATTGACCTAAAGATGCAAGATCCTATTCTTGACGGTGGCGGTCCTTCTGGTGTTATTCCTTACAAGACTGCTGAGATTCGTTTGGCTGATGACGCTAATGACGATCCAGTTGTTATCAAGGTTGGTAACTTTGCTGATGGCGTGGCTTCTGGTCTCGGTATTGGTTCTCTTGGTGTCAACACCACAACTGGTAAATTGTTTGTGGTTGACACTGGTGGTCTTTGGCAAGAAGTTACTAGCTAATGTTAACTCATAAAGATCCAGAGGTTCAGGCAATGCTTGGGCTTCTGGAGAGTCAAAGAGACCATGCAATGAGCGCAGTAGCGATTTTGACAAAAGAAAATTCGGATTTAAAAATTCGTATTACTATTTTGGAAAACGTACCTGAGCCAAACAAACAGGAGTAATTATGGGTATGCAATATGATGTAAAGTCAACGGCTATTGCTGCATCGGCTACTGATACAGCTGTATTTGCTGGACCAGCACGCATAAAGGGCATGGTTGTTGGTATTCCTACCGCTGGTGGCACTTTAATTTTACGTAATGGTGCTGCTGGCACGGTTGCTTTTTCTCTTGTAATCCCTGCAAGCTCAGGTGGTGCAAGTACTGTTGTTATTCCTGGCGAAGGTATTCGCTGTGATAACGGTATTTACGCTACTACCCCAGCTAACATGACGGTTACAGTGTTTTATGGCTAAGTCGCCTGCTTGGACTCGCAAAGAAGGTAAGTCTGAATCCGGTGGCTTAAACGCCAAAGGCAGGGCTTCCTATAATGCAGCTAACCCAGGGAAACCTGGGCTTAAGCGTCCTCAACCAGAGGGTGGCTCACGCCGTGATTCTTTCTGCGCTCGTATGAAGGGCATGAAGAAGAAGTTAACTTCAGCCAAGACAGCCAATGATCCAGACTCACGCATTAATAAGTCTTTACGGGCTTGGAATTGCAAAGAAGGTGGGGCTGTTCGTGGTAGTGGATGCGAAGTCCGTGGCAAGACTAAAGGGAAGATGGTCTGATGGAAATGATGTTATGGAACTTAGTCCTTACGACATTGGTTGGTATGCTGGCTTTCTTTTTAAAAGAAAAATCAGCTGAACTAAACCGTATTCAGATTCTGTTAAACAGAACCCGTGAAGAAATTGCCAAGGAATATGTTACCAAAGCTGATGTACATAACGACATCAACCGTGTTCTAGATAGAATAGACCGTATGGAAGCTAAGTTAGACGACTTTATAAGGGATCAACGAAGTGCCATCAACTAGTAAAAAACAAGCAGATTTCATGCGCGCTGTGGCACACTCGCCAAAGTTCGCTAAACAAGTTAAAGTACCACAATCAGTGGGAGAGGATTTCATGAAAGCAGATAAAAAAGCTAAACGTTTTGCCGAAGGTGGCATTACAGGTGGTTTTGACCAGCAACCTCCAATAGGAGATGTTCGCATGTCTAGCCCAGTTAACCAACAAACACCAGAAGTTCCAACGGTTAACATCGTGTCAACTCCAGGTCAGGAAGACACAAACACAACATCAGCAACAGCTCCAACAAACTTTGGTCTAGGACTAAAGCGTGGCGGTAAAGTTAAAGCCAAAGCCTACAAAGCTGGTGGATCAGTAAAATCTTCAGCATCTCGTCGCGGGGACGGATGCGCAACCAAAGGTAAAACACGCGGAAGGATGGTGTAATCATGGCAACAAAGAAAGTTAAAAAATTCGGTTTTGGTGGCGCACTAAAAGCAGCTAGTTCAGCCGCTAATAAAGCAGCGGCACAAATTCCACCAAAAACAGTAGGACTTGGTGTTTTAGCTAAAGGTAACAGCGGTCCAGGAACTATGAGAAGTGGACGAGTGTTTGGAGGTGGAAAACCAGCAGCAGGTTTAGGCAACGCACTTAAAAACGCAGGTAGTACTTTTGGTGAAATAGCGCTTAATCAACTTAAAAACAAAACAGCAGGCCCAATAATGGGATCAGGCTCAATGGCAAAAGCAAATCCATTGCAAAAAATGGGTTCTGGCCCGTCACGTCAAGCTATGATGAAAAAAGGTGGCATGACTAAAGGCTACGCCGCTGGCGGTATGGCTATGGTAGATAAAGAAAAGAATCCAGGCTTAGCTAAGTTACCTACAGAAGTGAGAAACAAAATGGGCTACATGAAAAAGGGCGGTAATGTAGAAGAGTCTAAAGCAATGGTTAAAAAAGAAATCGGTTTCATGAAGAAAGCTGGCGCCCCTAAGTCAATGATTAAACACGAGATGTCTGAAGCTAAAGGCATGAAAAAAGGCGGTATGGCTGAGTGTAAGACAGTTGCTAAAAAGGAAGTTAAATCACATGAAAAACGTATGCACGGCATGGCTAAAGGCGGTTCAATTGACGGTTGCGCAATTCGTGGCAAAACTAAAACGTCTATGGTCAAAATGAAGCGTGGCGGGAGCTGCTAATCATGGCTGATAAAGAACTTGACAAAGCTAACAAAGGCTACGACCAGCACTATAAAGACGAGAAAGCAGAGAACATCGCTACTCGTGAAATGATTGCTGGGCCTTTACGTAAAGCTAAAGACTACGTAGTTGATAAACTTAAAGGTATGGATCAGCGCAGTATTGAAGACGTTGTAAAAGACAAGCTAAAAAGCATGGATCAACGCACTTTAAAAGAAGTAACTACTGACAAAATGGATCAGCGTAGCATTGAAGATGTAGTCAAAGGTAAGCCACCTAAGTACAAAGACGAAGTTGCTAAGAAAAAAGGTGGTTCAGTAAGCTACAAATCTGGTGGTTCAGTCTCTTCAGCTTCTAAACGTGCAGATGGATGCGCTGTTAAAGGTAAAACAAAAGGACGGATGGTATGAGACCCTCTCGTGGTATGGGCGCTATAGCCCCTTCTAAGATGCCTTCTGGTAAAAAGAAGGCTAGACGTGATGATACTGACTTTACGCAGTATGCTGAAGGTGGTAACGTTACCGGTCTCTATTCAAACATCCATGCGAAGAAAAAACGCATAGCCGCGGGTTCTGGTGAGAAAATGAGAAAGCCAGGAACTAAAGGCGCCCCTACAGCCGAAGCATTTAAGAAGTCAGCAAGGACAGCTAAATGACAACAAGCGGAACAAGTTCGTTCAACCTAGACCTTAATAACCTCATAGAAGAGGCTTTTGAGAGATGCGGTACAGAGTTACGTTCAGGCTACGATATGCGTACAGCGCGTCGTTCATTGAACCTGTTAACCATTGAATGGGCTAACCGTGGCATTAATCTATGGACTGTTGAGCAAGGATCATTCCCTGTTTATCAGAACAAGATTACTTATGACCTTCCTGTAGATACCATTGACCTTCTTGACCATGTTATTCGTACCGGCACAGGCCCTAATCAGACCGACATTAACATCAGCCGTATTAGTGAGTCTACTTACTCAACCATCCCAAATAAACTTGCTACAGGCCGTCCTATTCAAATTTGGGTCAATCGTCAGTCTGGAGCTAAATATCCTGCTGGTGGACAGCCAAATGGGACAGATGCTATAACAGGCGTAGACAGCCCACAGATAAACCTCTGGCCATCACCAGATCAAGGAACCTTGGCTGCACCGTACTATACATTCGTTTATTGGCGTTTAAGACGTATTCAGGACGCTGGTAATGGTCTTAATACACAAGATATCCCATTCAGATTCCTGCCATGTATGGTTGCTGGATTGGCGTATTACTTGTCACTAAAGATTCCAGAGGCAACAAGCCGTATTGAAATGTTGAAAATGTCTTACGAAGAGCAGTGGGCAATGGCTTCTACCGAAGACCGTGAGAAAGCTCCAGTAAGATTTGTTCCAAGGGCGAACTTCTATGCCTAATAAGTTTGCATCCGGTAAGTTTTCAATTGCTGAGTGCGACAGATGTGGACAACGCTATAAGCTTAAACAGCTCAGAAAGCTGGTAATTAAGCAAAAGCAAGTCAGCATCAAGGTTTGCCCAGAGTGTTGGGAACCTGATCAGCCGCAGTTATCACTTGGTTTATACCCAGTAAATGACCCGCAAGCTGTTCGAGAGCCGCGCCCTGATGTAAGCTATTATCAGTCTGGTTTAAATGGCTTGCAGTTAACAGATACTGTAGGCCCAAGTGTTAATGCCACTGGAGATCCATCTGGTGGTAGTAGAGTATTTCAGTGGGGCTGGAATCCTGTAGGTGGTGCTAGAGGATTTGATACACCTTTAACACCAAATGACTTGATTGCAGCGGGACAAGTCGGTATAGTCACAGTAACAACTTCTTAGGAGTAAATCATGGGATTCAAACGCGCAGCTGATGGTATTGCAAAAAAAGGTAAGACAGACGGCACAAACTTGGGCAATGATGGCCCAACAGTAGCAGCTTTAAAAGGCAAAGGCACAAAAACTTCAGGTGGCGGTAAACGCAACATTGACATGAAGACTATGGGTCGTGGCTTAGCTAAAGTTGCCGCTCAAAAGAGAGGTTAATCATGGCTTACAGTATGAAAAAAGGCGGTAAAGAAGTAGGCCCAGCTTCTGTATATGCTGAGCCACATACTATGGATGGTAAAAAGATGAATAACGCTAAAGATGCGGTAGTTAAACCTGGTAACGGCATTGACAAAGTTAACATGTCTGTTGGTGGCTATAGCAAAGGTAACTGCGAGCCTATTAACAAGAACGGCGAAATCAAGATTCGTGGTACAGGCGCAGCAACCAAAGGCACTAAAGCTAGAGGGCCGATGGCTTAATGAATTACACACAGCTCACATCAGCCATTAAAGGTTATGCGGAGAACGACTTTCCAGCTACGGCTGGATCGTTTACATCTGCTGACCAGATAGCTACTTTTGTTGAAAATGCTGAAGAACGTATTTATAACTCAGTACAGTTACCTGCACTTCGCAAGAACGTAACAGGAACTACTACCGCTGGTAATAAATACCTTGCATGCCCATCAGATTGGTTGGCAACGTTTAGCATGGCTGTGATTAATGCAAATAATGAGTACATGTTCTTGCTTAATAAAGATGTGAACTTCATCCGTGAAGCGTTTCCAGACACAGATGCAGCCTTTTATGGCGAGCCTGAGTATTACGCACAGTTTGACCAGAATACATTCATTCTAGGCCCTACTCCTGATGCGAATTACGCAGTAGAATTACATTACTTTTACTACCCACAATCAATTGTTACCGCTGGTACAAGTTGGTTGGGTGATAATTTTGAGTCAGCATTGTTGTACGGATCTCTATTAGAAGCGGCCTCGTTCATGAAATCCGAGTCAGATGTAATTGCTAATTATGAGAAACGTTACAACGAAGCAATGACACTATTGAAACAATTGGCTGACGGCAAAAACCGCCGTGATGCTTACCGTAGTGGTCAAGTTAGGGATCAAGTTAGATGAGCAGCGTAGAAAGCACAATATTAGACGGTGGCGTGGTAATTCAAACCACCAGCGGACGTGGCTTTTCTCCTGAAGAGATAGCTGAAAGAGCGCTTGATAAAATTATTTCCGTTGGTAATGAGACTCACCCAGTGATTCGAGACCAGGCACAAGCTTTCAGAGAACACATCCGTCACGTATTGGTGCGTTACATGAAAGAAGCAATCCAGTCTGACAGGACTACTTTAGCAAACCGATTGACTCAAGCTGGTCATCCGGAATTAATTAAACTTTTGAACGAATAAGGAGCCAAAAATGGCGATTTCACAAGCAATGACAACTTCCTTTAAGGTGCAAATCCTTACTGGAACACACAACTTTGGCACAGGTGTAATACGTGCAAGCACCGCTGCTGATACTTTTAAGATTGCTTTGTATACAAGCTCAGCGACTTTAGATGCGACAACAACTGTATACACTACCTCTAACGAAGTACCTTCAACAGGCAACTACTCAGCTGGTGGTAATACTTTGGCTGTTTCTCAAACGCCAACATCAACAAGCACAACAGCTTGGTTGGATTTTTCAGATACAACATGGTCAAACGCAACGATTACAGCTAATGGCGCGTTAATTTATAACAGCACGCAAGCTGACGCATCTGTTGCTGTGCTAGCCTTCGGTGGTGATAAGACTTCTACGGCAGGTGATTTCACAATCATTTTCCCAGCTGCTGATTCATCAAACGCCATTATTCGTATCGCTTAAATTTAGGAGTCTCACATGGCTCTTGTATTAAAAGACCGTGTTAAAGTAACCAGCACGACCACTGGCACGGGAACTCTTACCCTTGCTGGTGCCGCAACTGGGTACCAATCATTTGCCGCTATTGGTGACGGTAATACAACTTACTATGCCATTACTGACCCAGCTACGGGCGATTGGGAAGTTGGTATTGGTACATACACGTCTTCTGGTACAACACTAAGCCGGGCAACTATTCTTTCTTCGTCCAATGCTGGTAGCGTTGTAGATTTACAAGCTGGCACGAAAGAGGTCTTCTGCGTATACCCTGCTGAAAAAGCTATTTACGAAGAAGCAAACGGCGAGACGCTAATTAACGGTGGCCCAATTACTGTTGTTGGCTCTGGTGTTACAACCATACCTTCTTTGACCGCAGAGTTAGGTAAGTTCATTGGCAACATTGACTCTTTTGCTCAAATCTATCTTCTCAACCAAAGCACAGGTACAACCGCATCTTCTGACTTTGTTGCGTATAACGATGATACGACTGATGGAGATAATTTCTTCACAGATATGGGCATTAATGGGTCTAATTACACAAGTATTGACTACCCAATATTTACGCCAAATTCTGGCTATATATTCCATGATGGCGATGACTTTTTTATTGGCAACCAGACAGCAAACAAAGATATAGTTCTTTTCGCTGGCGGTGCGGATACGACTGATGAAGCCGTACGTATTTCTGGTACAGACAGAAGTGTTACTACAGATGCAGATGTAACAGTTGGTGGTGAATTAGATGTTACGGGCGCAGCTACCTTTAACTCCACGGTCACACTTGATGCCGATCCAGCAACCGCGCTTGAGGCAGCTACTAAACAGTATGTAGATAACCTTGTTGCCGCTGGAATACATTTCCATGATCCTGTTGTATACGCTACCGCAGCAGCGTTACCAAACTCACCAACTTACAATAACGGCACAGCTGGCGTTGGAGCAACACTTACAGCTAATGCAAATGCAGCCTTATTGATTGATGGTGTAACGCTTACATCCCCAACAGATAACGGAATCCGTGTATTAGTACAAAACGAATCAAACGCTGCTCATAATGGCGCATACGTAGTTACTGAAGCGGGCAGTGGTAGTGCGGCTTGGGTTTTAACTAGGTCGTCAGATGCAGATACATACGAAATCGCCAGTCCTAGTGGTTTAAGCGAAGGGTCTACATTTTATGTAGAGGCAGGCTCAACTAATGCTGGCAGCACGTTTTCATGTAATACCACTGGCACAATTACTTTTGGCACAACAGCCATAACCTTTACTTTAATTAGTAGCGCTCTTACCTATGTAGGTGGCACAAACATAAATGTGTCTGGTCTAACAATTTCATTGACTGGTACGGTTGCGGCTACAAACGGCGGTACAGGTACAAATACAGTAACCACTGGCGACTTGTTATACGGTTCAGCAACTAATACATGGTCTAAATTACCAATCGGTTCTGGGTATAAATCATTACTTGTTAATGCTGGTGGTACTCAGGTTGAGTGGAACGCTGTTGCTCTTGATCAATCCGCAGCTGTTTCTGGCTCATTAGGTGCTACAAACGGCGGTACAGGTCAAACAACATATACAACAGGCGATATTCTTTACAGTTCAGCCACAAACACACTAGCTAAATTAGCTGGCAATACAACAATTACACCTAAATATCTACGTCAGGTTGGCACTGGTGCGGTTTCTCAGGCCCCTACTTGGGAGACATTAGATGCGGGAGACGTCACATCTGGTACTTTGGCAGTGGCACGTGGCGGTACAAATCTTGGTTCGTACACAACTGGTGATTTAATTTACGCTTCAGGTACTACAACTTTAGCTGCTTTAGCTGATATTGCTACTGGTAACGTATTGTTATCTGGTGGAGCTGGCGTTGCACCTAGCTACGGTAAAGTAGTTTTTGGAACACATACTTCAGGAATTAACTCGGTTAGCGAGGGCGGCACAGGCGTAGCAACGTTGACTGGTTTGGCTTACGGCAATGGTACTGCTGCTTTCTCTGCTGCTACTGCCGCAGAAGTAGTTGCTGTCATTGGATCTACTGCTGTTACAAACGCCACAAATGCTACAAATGCTACAACAGCGGGTTCTTGTTCAGGAAACGCGGCTACTGCTACGGTATTACAGACAGCTCGTAATATTAACGGCACAAGCTTTAATGGTTCTGCAGATATCACCGTAACAGCTAATACTACAAACACGCTTACTCGTGGCACATATTTAACTGGTAACAACTTTAACGGTTCAGCTGCTACAACTTGGGCCGTGGACGCTGATACTGCCAACACGGCTAATAAGGTAGTTGTTCGTGACGGATCAGGTAACTTCTCTGCGGGTACTATTACAGCAGCTTTGTCTGGTAACGCTACAACGGCTACCACTGCAACAACCGCTAACGCAACGGCGGCGGCTTTAACTGCTGGGTCTTTCCTAACTAGTGGCGGAACATTTGACGGTTCAACAGCAAGAACTTTCGCCGTGGACGCTACTTCAGCCAATACAGTCTCTAAGGTAGTGGCTCGTGATGCCTCTGGTAACTTCTCAGCAGGTACTATTACAGCTGCACTTACAGGAAACGTAACAGGAAACGTATCTGGCAGTTCAGGTTCTTGTACAGGTAATGCAGCGACAGCTACAAATTTAAGTACAAACAGAACAAATTGGTCAACAAACGGAACAATAACCGCAGTTGTTGGTCAGCTTGCATGGAAAAACTACGGAAATAGCCATACTATTTTTGATGCTTCTGCTAGTACATCTCCTGATGGCGGTGCGGTAAATAACACAAACGCTTCGGTTGCATGGTCTGCAACATATCCGACTTTAATGGGTTGGAACGGCTCTAGTACGTATGGCGTTCGAGTAGACTCAGCTAGGATTGCTGATACGTTAACTACTGGTAATAGTTATCAAGTTGGGTCGCTTGGAGTAGGTACAGCAGCTTCTGGTACTGGTGGCGAGATTAGAGCTACTAATAACATTACAGCTTATTACTCAGATGAACGTTTAAAAACTAAAACGGGTAATATTGAAAACGCTTTAGATAAAGTGTGCCAGATTGAGACAATGCTTTACCACGCTAATGAAACAGCGGTAGCTCTTGGTTACGATGCTTCAATCCAAGAAGTTGGCGTAACTGCGCAATCCGTACAAAAAGTTCAGCCTGAGATTGTAGTACCTGCACCAATTGACGATAGATACTTAACAGTGCGGTATGAAAAACTAGTTCCATTGCTAATCGAGGCAATTAAGGAGTTAAAAGCTCAAGTTGCTGAACTAAAGGCTAAATAATGTTCGCAGATTTTCCCTTAGCCGGCGCCCCGTTTGCTTCGGTTGGGCAAAGTCAAGTTAACGTCTCTGTTGACGTAACAGGAGTTTCGGCTACTGGGTTCACTGGTAACGTTACCATTAGCGCTAAGGCTAATGTATCCCTAACAGGCGTTCAGGCAACAGGACAAGTTGGCACGGTTGAGGTTGATGCCAAGGCTGATGTTCTAGTTACAGGCGTACTTGGAACTACAGCGCTAGGTAACGTAACAGTCGTTGCAGAAGCCAATGTATCGCCTACTGGGGTTGAAGCTACAGGCGCAGTTGGTACAGTAACTACACAAACAAACAACAATATTAGCGTTGCGGGCGTTTTTGCCACAGCGCTATTAGGCGAAGAAGAAGTACAGACAGATGCCAATGTAGGTGTCACAGGCGTTCAGGCTACTGGCG